AAGACAACCCTGCACGTAGGAAGAGTTTCAGGGCGAGACACAACTGTTCAGACCCTGGCCCGAAGTGGAAGGCGCGATACTGGTCGTGCAAAGCATGGTAATTGATACATTATAAATAGAGTTACCTTAAAAAATAATGAGTCATTATATGACTTAGACTATTCACTTTAATGGGTTTATCCGACAATGGCAGATACAACAGATAAGAAATTGTATGAGCATGTGCAACGTGAAGAACAGCGCCTCGCAAGAATCGAGGACAAGATAGACAAGCTTTCTGACGCGATGATCAACCTTGCTCGCGCCGAGGAGAAATTAATAAACATCGACAAGTCAGCCCAACAACACTTCGAGAGAATGAATCGATTCTCCCAAAGAATGGACGATTTGGAAGATGAGGTAAAGGAACAGGGCAAGACTGTTAAGGTTATGCAGTATATTATTACTCTAACTGCAACAGTCTTCGCCGGTATTATTGTCAAAATGTTTTTTGACGCGTAATTTTTAGGAGACTGACATAATGTCAAACATTAATAAAATTATGGAGGCTTACTTGTCTATGAAGCAGTCGGTCTCTGAGCAAGTTGAAGAAGTTGCAGAGGCGAAAGAATGTCCTAAGTGCGAAGGCAAAGGATGTGACCACTGTGACGACAAGGGTGTACATGAGAAGAAACTTGATCCAGTAGACGATAAAGAGAACGACAAGAAGTTCAAGGATCGTAAGGACAAGGACATCGACAATGACGGTGACGTAGATTCTTCGGATGAGTACCTACACAAGAAACGCGCTGCAACTGACGACGCAATCGATGGTGGTGACAAGCCAGCAGACGACGGTGACGATAAAAAGAAAGTTGCAAAGAAACCTGCAGGTAAGACTGCAGAAATTTCTAAGATCGAGGGTACTGTTAAAGAAGGTCTATATACCATCTACGGTACTACTTCAAGCGGTACTAAGAAAGTAATCGGTCGTGGTCGTGGTGATTCCTCTAGTGAAGCTATCTCTCAGTTCCACCAGAGTAACAATGGTACTTTCAAACGTGTATACGTAAGTTTCAATGCAGTATCAGATTCCTACAATCCTGTAGATGGTCTGGACCTAGCTGAGACATTCGAAGACTTTTGGGCTCAGTTGCAAGAGGCAGCGAATCCGAAGGCGAATGCACTTGAGGGAGAAAAGATCGACTCTAAAGAGTCACCGAAGTCTAAAGAGTTTATTGCGAAGCATAAGAAGTCTGAGAAGAAGTACGAAGACGACGAAGAAGATGGTCACAATAAAACCTTCAAGGCTGCAGGGAAAGATATGAAGCAGGCACCAGCTCGCAACGGTGCAGACAACCTATCTAACGGTGATAAGAGTCCTGTAAAAGGAAAATAAATCATGTTCGAGATCATTGCAGTAGTTGTAGCAGTAGCCGCGGTCATTGCAGTTTGGCTTAGGAATAGGGCGCGTCCGAAAGACACTAACGTCATTCCTAACGGTGATCGAAGAAATCTATATCAGATGACTAAACCAGAATTACTTGATCTGGCTAGGAATCTGGGACTAGAAACACGCGGTATGGTCAACCAAACTAAAGAGTTGATCATAATGCAAATTAGAGAAAAACGAGGTTATTAATATGATTAACGCTCCAAGTTGGTGCAGACATGCAGTGCCTTCACCTAAAGGTTGGGTAGACCCAAAGACTGGTGAACTATTAAAGGCAGTTGGTTTGTCAGACGCACAGATCTCCGAATGGTGTGAAGCACGTGCACCTAAGAAGTCTAAGAAGGTAGAAGTCGAAGAGGCTCCTGTCGAAGATGAATCTGAAGAGGATGATGAGTAAGTGATTAGTTTTTTGAAAAAACTTTTCGGGAAGGGTGAGGAAACTCACCCGGCTCCGGTTAAAGTAGATGTATCATTAGAATCTTTCACTAAAGCCGAGTTGAAAGAGATCGCGGATAGTCGCGGTATTAAACTTGATATGCGCAAGCGAAAGGCTGACCTAATCGCACAGATTGAGTCTGCGTAACTCCCACTAAATGTTCAAGTACTATATTCTAACGAGTAACGGTCTCGCGACCTTGGCTCGTCAGTTTGATACACTCAAAATAAATGATGTCGTTGTTGTCATCAATACTCTGGACACGGACTACGAACAGTCTGCGATAGAGTTCTGTGTCAAACATGGTATAGAACATTACGTCACGGAATCCGACGGTACAGCCGCAACGGGAAAGAACTCTGTGTTGAAACTCTTTCTGGAGAGTGACAACGAGTACTTTGTTCATGTGGATGGTGATGACATCATTACCAAGTACGGTAGGAACCTGTACCGAACGGTTGCGATGCGACCAGACGCACCCGACGTTATATGCCTCTACAATCAACTGTGTCTGCATGGATACCGTAAGGGTCTGTGGGATGGTCAGTATGATTCTCGTACGGTGAAGAGAGATGGTTGGTATATCCCACAGGATCTTATACCAAGGTATCCACACGACTACACTATGGACGCCAAACACGAGAACCTACCTGTAGAGACCATCGCGGCTGCATACATGCGAGACTTCAGTGTATCTCAGAACACTGCAGTGCGCTGGGCGAAAAAACGTAGAGAGTTGAACGACATCTACAAGGACCACTGTGACCGTCAGGAATCATTCAGTCGCATCGTGTTTTTCTCGCGCAAGGCAGCGAAACTCATGCACTACGACAATACACTGCGTATAGGTGAAGACGCATACCAGATGCACCAGTTGCGTAAGTTGGCTCATGATGGTGTTATAGATATGCGCATACGTAAGGAACGCTGGGCCTTTACCTATGTGCAACTCGCAGACCGATCGTCAATAACGCGTAACGTTACATCGAGCGGAGACATCATTATCAACTACGATTGGATGGAGCCACTTGTCGATGCACTAAATAAACTCAAACCGGAACTACCGATTGACTATTCATTACCAGAGTTTATTGACCCATATTATGAAGTTAAACAAGAATAACTTAGTTGTATACGCGGCGAAACACTACTACAATCCAAAACATATTGATGGTGATGAGTTCCTAGATGACCTCAAACGATTCAAGTATGTGAAGCGATTGATCAATCGGTATTACACCACCGGAGAACTATCACATCGTTTGATACTCAACCACTTGATTGTGATTTTCAATGTGTTCGGTTACGAAGCGGGGGTTCAGATTCTTGCACTCAAGATTCCTCTCGAACACTGGCCAGCACTCAAACCGTTCTTGATCTACCTACGTGCGATAAAAAATGAAGAGATCACAGGAATCAAAATGGATAAATACGTAATAGATTATCTGAGGGAATTGAAGTGGGAATCCTAAAACAAGCTGCAGACGTAGTATACACGATACGTTTTCTAAAGTTACTCGTAACCAAGTTCGAGGATACTGGCGCGTTCAAGGCGGGTATCATTGACAAGGACGGTAATAAGAATAAGGATTTCAATACAGACGATATGTACAATCGTGAAGCGTATCGTACTCACTACACCTCGTTCCATCGTCTTGTGTTTAACCTGAAGAAGATCATGGCGAAGGCCCCAGGCGGTTCATCGTTCGTCGCACGTTATGGTGCGGCACTTGCACTGATCAAAGAACATGGTGACCTGTCCGACAGACAGATAGACAAGATCCACGCGGAAACTGGGATCGATATTCTTGACGTACTCTCAGAAAACTCACAGTGGTACCTGCTGAGCGACGGTTCACTGGGTCCAGGCCTATATCGTATGCGCAATGAGTCGATGACTCTAGGATGCGTCGATGTTAGCAAGGGTGATCAGGTGCGAGTCACCAAGGGTGATCCAACACACAACATATTAGGTGCACCAGTGTTCGAAGGAGTACACATGAGAACAGGTCACCGCATTCTATTTGCATCTAACGAAATAACCCGATGAACACAGATTTTTTGACCGATGACATTCAAGGTAAGATTGAAGGTCACCTAGTACCCAGTGAAAAGACTCAGGAGACTTTTCGTGAGGTATACGACCAGATCGGTCCAAAGAAAGTACTGGAGATAGGCTTCAACGCGGGACACAGTGCGTTCATGATGTTAGAGATGTATCCTGAAGTCATGATCTGTTCTGTCGATATAGCAACGCACAAGTACACAGTACCTAACGCAGAGAAACTCAAAGAGAAGTATCCCGAACGATTCGCGTTCATGAAGGCAGACTCTAAACGTCTCATTCCGTCTACCCTGAAAAACTTTGACACTATCTTTATCGACGGAGACCATAGTGTACGTGGTATCTCATCGGATCTGAAGCTCGCACGTGATGCGAATATCCCTTACATTCTTGTGGATGACTATCTACAGGAATGGTTCCCCGCGATTATTGACCTCACCGAACACCACCTAACCAAAGACGATTTCCCGTACACGATGGTAGGTGTCTACACCTACGAGTCCCGTGACGGTGAGAATGCAGTCGCACTTCTAAAACGCGATGACACTCCTTGAGCAGTCTCGTGCACTTGACGCATCAATGGTCGAGGATGAGGGACATTTAGTTCTCACCGATCGCACCGTTGAGGTCGTCAAAAGAATATATAATCATACGAAAGCGAAAAATGTTTTAGAGATAGGATTCAACGCAGGCCATAGTGCACTGTGCGTATTGTCGTCGGTCGAAGACGTACGCTACCACTCCATCGACATCTGTCAGTACGATCACACAGAACCGAACGCACAGATGATCATGGACATGTTTCCAGAACGTTTTACTTTTCAAAAACTAGATTCGAAAGACCTTGACTACCATGACATTATAGGGTATGATATGGTGTTCGTTGATGGTGCACACGACACGTCTATAGCTGCACTTGACATCCAGAACGCGAGGTATGCGGGAGTCAGGTGGATACTGATAGACGATTACGAGTATTACATGCATCCGTCACTGACACACTTGATCAACCACTACATTGATAGTGAAAGGTTCCCCTACCATCTCGCAGGGATCTATCGGTACGACAACACCGATCCCCACACTAAAGACGGTAAGATGGTACTACTTGGAAGAGATATATGAAGACTTACGAAGAGTTCAAAAAACAGTTCGAAGAAGAACTATCTGTATCTACTGGTTCAGTGGCTGGCGCTGGTAACGACTCATCTACTGTGGTGATCCGCAAGAAAGGTGACCGTAAGAACAAGCGCAAGGATAACGTCGCGATTTTGCGCAGATTGTTACCTAACAAAAACATTTAAAATAGTAGTTGACTGAACGGCCCTACTACTATATAATGTTGCTCACGAACCAGAGAACTACACGATGAAGATCTTAGACTGTGAACTGTACAAAATCGTCGTTATTGAAAACGGTGATGAAAACCTAAACGATATTCCAAATCAGTATAACGAAAGTGAGCTGATATACGTTTCCCTAGAAGGCACAGACTCTAAATATCTTTCGTCCGAAAGGTTTCTTGTGAAGAACCACAAGGCATCATTTCTCAACCACATGATGTGGGAAGGTTTGTTGGACGACGAAGAACAACAGGACTACATCTTCCGATGTTGTCGTCGATTCCATGAGACTGGAAAACAAATGATCATTGAAGATTATGAATTCCAAGAAGACGAACCTTTCTATGATTATTCGAAATAATTAGGCAAGATATGAGTGTGACTATTGTACCGGATCGCGATGATCTGTTGACCGACTACGCCGTCGGTATGTTAAAAGATTTCTACCTTACGTCCGAAGAGACTTCCCCGCAAGAGGCATACGCTCGTGCGGCAGAGGCGTGGGCTACCTATAAAGGTGAGATGGACCCGTTACTGGCAAACCGTCTGTATGAGTATGTGAGTAAGAAGTGGTTCATGTTCGCATCCCCTGTGTTGTCGAACGCACCCAAGGAAGGCACCAAGACTCGCGGTCTTCCGATCTCATGTTTCTTGACCTACGTACCAGATACCCTAGAGGGGTTGATCGAACACTCTAGTGAGTTGCGTTGGTTGTCTGTCATGGGTGGTGGTGTCGGTGGACACTGGCGTGATGTGCGTACTGTCTCAGACATCGCACCAGGCCCGATTCCTTTCCTGCACACGGTCGATGCAGACATGATTGCATATCGACAAGGGAAAACACGCAAAGGGTCATACGCGGCATATCTGGACGTTTCACATCCGGACATTATCGAGTTTCTGAACATCCGTATTCCTACAGGTGACGTGCAACGTAAGGCATTGAACCTACACAACGCAATCAACATCACCGATGAGTTCATGGCTGCGGTAATTAATAACACTGACTTCGACCTGCGTGATCCAAAGGATGGTATCGTCAAGGACAGTGTCAATGCACGTAAGCTGTGGGAACGCATCCTTGAGGTACGTTTCCGCACAGGTGAACCATACTTGAACTTCATTGACACTGCGAACCGTGCACTACCAATGTCCCTCAAGGAAAAGGGTCTGCGCATTCACGGGTCGAACCTATGTAACGAAATCCACCTACCTACTTCCGCTGATAGGACAGCGGTGTGTTGCTTGTCTTCACTGAACCTTGAATATTATGATGAATGGAAAGAAACTAACATTGTCCGTGATCTTGTTCGTATGTTGGACAACGTTCTCCAATACTTCGTTGACAATGCGCCCGATAGTATTTCCCGCGCCCGTTATTCGGCAGAAAGAGAGAGAAGTATTGGCCTTGGAGCAATGGGCTTCCACTCACTTCTACAAAAACACTCTGTGGCTTGGGAATCAGACAAAGCAAGAGAGATCAATAACGTGGTCTTCTCCCACATCAACCGTCACGCCCAAGCAGAAACAGAACAACTCGCGAGAGAACGCGGAGAGTATCTCGACGGAGAAGGGTCAGGTAAACGTAACGCACACCTACTCGCCATTGCACCAAATGCATCGAGTGGTGTTATCCTCTCTACGTCACCATCGATAGAACCGATGAAGGCGAACGCATACACGCACCGTACACGTGCGGGTTCGTTCCTAGTAAAGAACAAATACCTAGAACGGTTGTTAAAGGATAAGAAAGAAGACAACGATTCTACGTGGACATCGATCATTACTGCAAAAGGATCGGTGCAACACCTTCCATTCCTCAACGAGGGTGAGAAGGCAGTATTTAAGACAGCCCAAGAGTTAGATCAAAACTGGGTTGTCCAACACGCGGCTGACCGTCAACAATACATCTGTCAAGGTCAGTCAGTCAACCTATTCTTCCCATCTGGGGCCCCGAAGAGGTACGTTAACAAAGTACACTTCAAGGCGTGGAAGGAAGGGTTGAAAGGTCTGTATTATCTACGCACAGAGGCGAAGAGCCGTGCAGAGAACGTCAGCGAGAAAGTTGAGCGCGTGGCACTCGAAGATGATAGCAGAACTATCCTCTACGGTAAACCAGACTGTCCATACTGTAAGATGGCAACCGAAGAGTTATCTCTTCGTGGTATACCGTTCGACTACATTGATCTGGAAGAGATCAAGAAAACCGCTGCTGAGGTTACAGGACGCAAAGTCACAACTGTACCTCAGATATATCTCGAAGGTCGTTACATTGGAGGGTATGAGGATCTCATGTCTTTCTTGACCGACGAGGCGTATACTAACCCAGGCGGTGAAGAATGTCGCGCCTGCGAAGGCTAATTAGGTCGGTGGCGTTCATCACCGACTGCAATCTATAGTCTAAAACCATAATAGGATAATGGATGTCATTACTTAACTTTTCAAAAACGTACAAACCTTTTCTTTATCCGTGGGCTGTTGATCTTGCGAAGAAACACGAAGAAATCCACTGGATCGAAGATGAGGCGGAGTTATCCGAAGACGTGCAAGATTGGAAAACTAAGTTGACAGAATCAGAGAAGGAGTTTATCACTCATGTTCTGCGTCTGTTCACTCAGTCTGACGTACAAGTAGGTGAGAACTATCACGAACTACTTATACCACGTTTTAAAAATAACGAAGTCCGCAACATGTTATCATCGTTTGCGGCACGAGAGGCGGTGCATCAACGTGCATACGCATTACTAAATGACACACTAGGACTACCGGATGAGGACTTCCACAAGTTCCTAGATTACAAGGCAATGGCTGATAAGATCGACTTTATGAAGGAGGGTAACATTACCTCGCATACAGGTCTGGCCCTTGCACTCGCGCAGTCAGTCTTTAACGAAGGTATGTCTGTATTTGCATCATTCGTCATGCTACTGAACTTCCAACGTTTCGGTAAGATGAAGGGTATGGCGACAATCGTTGAATGGTCCATCCGTGATGAGACCATCCACGTACAAGGTAACGCAAAGTTGTTTCGTACATTCTGTGAGGAACACCCACGCGTGGTAAATGACGAACTAAAGTCAAAGATATATACCATGGCGGAAAACGCAGTTAGTTTAGAGGACAAGTTCATCGACCTCGCATTTAGAGGAAACGATGTACAAGGGCTCACCAAGAAAGAAGTACGTGCATACATCCGTCACATTGCGGACCGACGCCTACTTCAACTTGGACTGAAACCATTGTTCAATCAAAAGGACAATCCACTCCCTTGGTTGGATTGGGTCCTAAACGGAGCGTCACATGATAACTTCTTTGAGAAGCGTGTGACCGAATACTCAGTCGTAGGTATGGAAGGTGACGATTTCGGCTGGGAGGAAATAGAGTTAGAGGTAGCATAATGGAAACTGTCTACAAAATTGAATGCCCTATATGTGATATAGAGACAACCGTTGAAGTTCTTTATAGTGAAGAACCACCGGCGCACTGTCCTATGTGCGGGGCCGACGCGACACCAGAATCCACATCTGACGAAGAGCAGTTATGAATCTAAAACAAGTGATACAATCTGTACCAGACTGGCCGGAGGAAGGAATCAACTTCCAAGACGTGACCAGTCTACTGCAGAACCCACAGGCATTCCAACAGAGTGTTCGTACCCTTGTCAACCAGATTGACGGTAAAGGGTATACGGACATTGTTGCACCGGATGCGCGTGGTTTTCTGTGGGGTGCACCTATCGCATTGTACTTGGGTATACCCCTACACATAATCCGTAAGCCAGGTCGGTTGCCACCACCTGTGCGTTCTCGTGACTACAAGTGCGAGTATGCGCCACGCACACTTGAAATCAAAACGACCGCACCACTGAACAAGAACAGTCAGGTGTGCATCATTGATGACGTGAGTGCGACAGGTGGTACTGCACTGGCTATCGCGGATCTGCTCTATTCGTTCGATGTGTCGAAAGTATCGTATGGTTGTGTTATCGATCTTGCCTACCTTGGGGGCACAGAGAAACTCCGTAGCCAACAGATCAAAACTTACACTGTGGTGACCTATGATGAGTAACTTAATTCTAATCGCATTAGAACTCGAAGCACCTAAGATGTCATCGTGGCAGAACGTGCACTTTACCGGAGTCGGTAAGGTCAACGCTGCGATGACTGCGGCGCAACTTATCGAACGTCATAAACCAGACGTGGTCTGGAACTTTGGTACTGCAGGTGGTATCACCGTAGACGGTGGACTACATCGAGTCACACAGTTCGTGCAGCGCGATATGGTGTGTGGTGGTATCGGTTGTGACCCTGGCCAGACTCCGTTCGAACAGGGTATCGTCATTGGTGAGGGTGATGGTCTGACGTGCAGTACTGGAGACAACTTTGTATCCGATCCTAACCTAGAGATTCCCGCCGACCTCGTAGACATGGAGGCGTACGCAATCGCCAAGGTCTGCGAACGTGCGGGTGTCGAGTTCCGTTGTTACAAATACGTCAGTGATCAGGCTGACGATGAAGCATCCGCTGAGTGGTCGAAGACGGTCGCGAACGGAGAACCCTACTTCATAAGGACTTACAGCACTTATAGATAGGTGCATGACATGGTTATATGAAGACAAGATATTCGAACCCGAAGAGACCTTCCTAGAAGACTACCAAGGGTTCGTTTACCAAATCACCGAACTAGACACTGGTATGAAGTATATCGGTAAGAAGTTCTTTTGGAAACCTAAGACCCTTCCGGTCACGAAGACTCGCAAACGCAAAGTGAAGACTCGTGTCCAATCCGACTGGCCTAAGTATTTCGGGTCGAGTCAGGAACTCAAAGAAGCCGTCGCATCCCGTGGCGCAGACAACTACAAACGCGAAGTCCTCAAACTCTGCCGCACCAAGGGAGAGTGCTCTTACTACGAGGCAAAACTCCAGTTCGAGTACGATGTACTCCTGCGTGACGACTATTACAACGCATTCATCGGTTGTAAAATCCACGCGAAACACCTACCAGAAATGTGACAAAATACCTAAAAAAAGTTCATTTATTTTAAAAATAAGCCTTGACTTTACTCTCAACATCGCCTACAATTACTATGTAATTTGATGATAGAGAGAGAAATTGATATGGCACGAATTATCTACCAAACTGAATACGAACTTGAAGAGATGCAGGCTGAAGGTATTGACTTCGCCCAAGCCCTTCGTATCATCAAAAACTTCATGGGTACTGACGATACTCTTGACGCTCTCCAAGGTTTCGAGAAGCGTTACGCGAAAGCGGAAGTTGATGCCCTTGAGACTGACGACTACGATTTCGACCATGACTGGCGATACGAAGTCTACTCTTACAACCTTCTGGTCGAAGGTTTCGGTAAACTGTTTGCGCCTAAGGAGGCATGATATGGATGCAGTATTAGGTAATCTTTATAACGAGTTGATGTGCCTCGCGGAGATCCGTGGGGAGTTGTCTCCCGAAGACAACGCACGTGTCGAGGATGCAATCCTCGCACTTCAACTCAAAATCGAGAAGCTGGAGAAATCCAGTTTGTGACAAATTACCATGAAAAAGTTTTCAAAATGCCTTGACTTTTGTTTTGAAAACGCCTATACTTACTATGTAAGTTGAGATGAGAGATTGATTATGACCTACGAAGAAAAGATTGCAATGTATGAAGAGAAGCTCAAGTATGAGGTGTGCCCGATGCGCATTCGTCAACTTGAAGGTCGCAAGTACACTTTGATGTTTCAAGAGGTTGAACGCCGCCTTAACGAGTTTGTTGGTCCTAAGATGGAGATCCCACTGCAATGAGTCCCTATCGAGATTACGTTCGTCGCGAACGAAAAGAGCCAGAAATTAGTAACGGTGGTTTCATTGCCTACTTGACTTTGGTCTGTATGGGAATGGCACTTGGTTTCATGATGGGTTACGGTCTACTTTATACCTAAGAGGGTTTTGTTATGTCTAATTCAATTCGCGTTGTTTTCCACACTCAGTACCGTGAGAACTACGGTGCCCATGATTGGGATGGTGAGGGTTACTGCCCTCAGCGGTGGAAGGCCAAAGGTGGCTCCACCTATATCGTCTCCGCGTCTGCGGCAGACATCGCTGATTCTGAGTGGTGGGACGATGTGGCTTTCGCCATCACTCACTCTTCTGCGTACTCTGAGGAGTATGTCATCTCCGAATCTGTTGTCGATGCTATCGACTTCGTGGAGTCAGACCACGTTGAAGAGTGGGAAGAACCCACCTATGTTTCTCACGTTGATAGGGTGCGTGGTGAGCTTCACTGTTCGCGTGAGTCGAAGTCGTTCTTCGACCTCAAACCCGTTGCCATGAGCACTTGGATTCAGGTGTCAGGTGGTGGACGAATTGATTGTACCTACGAAGAGTATGAGGTGGCCGCATGAAGTGGTATCGCGTGGGTGAGACCGGAGAGATGTTGAACGACATCGTCGAAGCGTTTCTCGAAGGTTTCACCGATGACATTGAATTCGCGGTTGAGTTGTCCCGCCTAGGCCTGTCGGTCGAAGAACAACTTGAGGTACTACAGGAAGAGATCGAGCGTCACGAGAAGATGATGCTCGCAGTGGATGGTAATGGTACTATCCACTAAAACTTTTTTGGCTTATTTTTAAAATATGCCTTGACACATGTTTTCAAATCGTGTTATACTTACCCCGTAAGTTAATGAGATAGAGAGTTGATTATGAGTAATATCCAAGTTGAAGCTGTTCGTGAGTACTACCGTTGTGCGTTTCGTCCTAATGATCCAGAGTTGACCGTCGCTGACGTTCTTGACTTTGTCGATTATCTCCAAATGTTTTACACTGGGCCTGACGCCCTCTACCGTTACGACTTCACTTTCGCCGAGATCTGTGAAGGTATGATTGACCGCTTCAAGGCGCGTCCTTCACTTGACTTTGACGGTGACACTGTTGACCGCGAACTTGTTCGTGACTTTATTATTGATGCGCGTGAGCGCAAGTATTTGAAAAGCCAGGAGGCTGCGTAATGCCAATGAATGATATTTTACAAATCGAAACTTCCGCTGCAGTAGGTGGATGTCCTTGGGGTATCGGTACTGAAGTGTCTAACGACATGACACCGCTACAGATGATGGAGAAGGCTGGTGTGGATTGGTCGGTAGAGAAGGTTCCTACTTTTGCCCACTACAATGGTGAAGAGATTCCTACGGGCATGGAAGCGCTCGTACGTTCTTCGGACAACGCAGTTCTCACTCAGGTGGGTGGTAACTGGGAACCGTGTCAGAACCTTGAGGCGTTCACGTTCTTCAACGAGTACTGCGCTGCGGGTGACATGGAAATGAACTCTGCGGGCTCACTCAAGA